CCTAATTTTTCCGCCTCAGCACGTAACTTTTCTACACCATCACGCCCACCGTTTAGCAGTGGTATTAATTGTGCGCCTGAACGACCAAACAAGCTCATGGCAATAGCAGTTTTATTCGCACCGTCTGCCATGCCTGCAAATCTTTCTGAGATTTGTAGCATCGCTTCGTCTGTGCTTTCTAAATTCTTGTAATCAATATTGAGTGCGTTAAAGCCTTTTAGCGCTTCGCCAGTGTTCATTGCAGCGTCGCTCATGCCCTTGGATAGCTTGGCCATGCTAAGTACAAGGGTGTCTTGGCTAACGCCGGCTAGGTCTGCTGCATAAGCTAAAGCTGAAAGACTTTCCGTTGTGACGCCAGCCATCTGTGCTTGCTTGGCTAACTTGTCCATGTTGTCAATAGACTTTTTGGTCATGTAAGCCATAGCCGTGCCAGCAGCTAAGATAGCAACGCCTACAACTTTGGCTGCATCTTTAACCTTTTCTAGCCCAGCCATTGCGCCCTTTAACCCTGACTGAAATTCAGCAGTGTTAAGACCAAGCGCTACACCAAGCCTTGCAATATTTGCCATTACATACCCTTCGTTAAAATTGCAGGTGCGCCCGGACTCATAAGCGCAAAAGCTAAAAGACTTTGATTAACTTGTGTTTTCTTGTCTTGTTCGCTTAATGGCGGGTAAATGTAGTCGTAAGTATTGGGTATGATGTCGCGCAACTTATAACCAGTCTTGCCTTTAGGTAACATCTTATTAAACTGTCCTGCGGTTAAGTTGCCCAAAACTTCAAGCAACCCAATATTACCAATTAACCCTGCGTGGTACATGACCGCAATATCGCTAAACGTTTCTTCATCTACCAATGCAGGGTCAGTACCGTGTGCAGTCAAATAAGCCTTAACTTGCCTACGGACTGACCCAATTACTTTCCCTTAGTGGCATTATAAGACGGGCTAATGGTTTCGCTAATTAACTTTACTAATTCTAGCTGTATAGCATAAGGGAATAACTCGTCAATCATTTCGTAGGTAATAGTGCTCATGTCGAAATTATCTTCCTCTGGCACTAAGTATTGCAACATGATGGTAATGCGCTCTTGAACGATTGCCTTATCTTTACAAAACTTTTTAATTGAATTGCCATCATAAATAATGTCATCTTCGGTAATAACAACCTTGTCCGTTCCTTCTGTTAAATCTTTGGTCATTTCCTCATAGAATTTTTTAATTAACAATTCATTTGGTGTTTTTAAACGCTCATTCATCAAATCAGATTCAACAGTTAAAGGCACGCGAACTTTAAACGTGTGACCCGCAAATTCAAATGACCTGATGCGCAATTCGTCTTTGTTAATATTAAATGCTTTTGAAAAACTGTTCATTTTAATAACCTCTTGGCTTGTTTTGCTTTGTATTTTTCGAGAGCTACACCAAGTGACTTCCCTAGTGTGCCAGTAACTTGTGCTGCTGAACTTTCTAATGCGGGTCGCATAAAAGGTTTAGGCACTCTTTGACCTGTGCCAAATTCTAAAATCATTGCTCTCGCATCACTTTTAATACCAATTTGTTTAAATTTACTGTTACCACTTTTAAGATTCTTAAACGCCTTTTTTGCTAAAACTTTACCACTTGCAGTAGTTACTGCTCCTATCACAACATCGCCCGGAAATATATATTTAGAACGAAAATCTTTTTTCCCCGGCTTTCTTGCTTCAACTTGTAGGCTTGCAGCTAATGCGCCAGTGTCTTTAGCAACTAAAGAACGCGCTTTTTCTAACACGGTTTTCATTGATAAACGTACCGCGCTACGCATGATGTTACTTGCGTCTTTTTCACCAAAATCATTACTTATTTGTTTAAATAATTCGGTTGTTTCAGCCCAACCTTCAAATTCAACTTTAACAACCGTTGCCATTACCATCACCTTTGATTAACCGATGGTAAATACTGTTATTGAGCTTCATAACGTAATCTGTCACCTCATCGGGTGACATGTGATAGGCGTGGCGCGAGGCAATTTCATGCGCGAGCATGATGCCCGTTATTCGTTGCTGAGTGAACCCAAACCAATTCTTTGTGCCGGAATTGGCTTGGGATAAAAGGTAGTCTAAAAGTTGATTATTATTTTGTATTGTTGTGGTCATATTTAATCTTCTTTTTTAACTTTCGGTTTAGGAGCAGGGTTAAATTTTGCTAAGTATTGTAAACAAGTTTCGTCAACGCTTCCTAACTCTACTGTTTTTAAAGCAGCCTGGACTTCGTTAGCGTCAACAATTAAAGTCTGAGCTACCGAGTCCAAAGACCTGTTCGTAGTTGCGAGAGTTTTAACTGCATCAGCTAACTTCATGCTGCGTTGCTCCAACCAAATTGATTACCACGCGGGTGTACTGTAAAAATTGCTTTTGCTTCAGCGCCCGGCTGCGCATCAATTTGAAACTGTGAGACACGACCATTAAACGCATAATAAATTGTATTTGTACCATCGGTTGCGCTAATAACAAACGTGCGATCAATAGTACCGTTGTAAGCATCGCCTCGCAAGATTAGCAACTGTGAGTCGCTTGGATTCCAAGGGGCAGTAATCGTTAAACTTGTTGGTGCTGATTGAGTCGGTATTTTATCTGATTGACGTGAACCAGCAATTGAAAAACTAGCCATTGCGTCATCTTGACCGAACGCAGGAACCGCCTCAACATTAACCAAGTTTGCAGGAATTGCTAACGCTGCCACTGTTGCGACTGTTGAAAGTGCAGCAGTTGTTAAAGGTGTTGGAGTAGCTGTAGGTTGCGCGTACAAACTTGCGCTAAAGCCGGGTAAAATTTTATTTGGAAGTGCCATGATAAATTCCTCTATTTAACAGTAAATTTTAAATATTGTCTTATGTCGGAATATCAAGTGTGCAATCTAAAATGACTTGCTGTAACCCGATTTCATTATCATATGTATTGTAAAGCCAATCGACATCAGCTTTGGCTATGTAAAAGCCCGAAGCCCCACCGAATTGACCGCTATAACCATGCAATGATTGTAGTATTAAATTACTTACATTCATAGCATCTTCAAATAAGGTTGTAAATATTGATATCTGAAATATTGGTCGGTCAATACTTTTGTTGTTTTGGTTTGTGCCTGTAAACACTTCTTGATGTATGTTACGCAAATTCCAAGTTATAAACTTTGTCTCAGTTGCAAAGTTACGATTAAAGTTTGCATACACGGGTATAGGCGTAACAATACTTGACAGTTGAAACTGTATTGCTTTTGCATAATCGGCTGGGTTGTTTTGGCTCATACGGGTGTCGTTGGGTCGTTTTTGTAACAAGTGAAAGTAATACTCATACGGTCATCTGATTCATAACAGTCAATAATGCGCCAATCGTTATCACGCCAAGTAACCGCAAACAAGTCTTGGTCATCAACAATTGATTTCATATTAGGCGTGTAATTAAAAGTCAACGTTACCAAATCTGTGTAAAGCCTGTACCTTTCCGATATTCTTAAACTGTTTCTAACGTCTTTAACAATAGCGCGTGATGTGAACCATTCTACAATCGCAGTAGTTTGTTCACCGTACAAATTTATGCCATTTGTGACGTTGTTTATAACTACGTTTTCAAATCTTGCAATGCTCATTACATCACCAAAGGTTTGTAAGGTCGAAGCAAAGTTGACACGCCAAAAGGTATGTTTCGTAAATTCTCGGTAGTTGTATCACTACGCTGATTGTATATGTGAGTAAGCAACATCAAACCAGCCTGCTTGATAACTGGGTACTGTGAAATTGGGTTAGCGTTACAAGTGTAATTAACAACAATTGGGTTAGCGTTTCCCGTATTGTTTGTCTGCGGTAAACCAGTTGCAACTACACGGTTACCTGAAGCATCATAATAATAATTAGAGCTTGCCAATGTTGTCAGTACAGGTGGTGTTGCACCGTTATAGTATTTAACCGAGTTAATCGTAACGCCCGGCTGTCCATTAAATGCTTGCGATATTTCTGGTAAATCCAAGTAAACCTGTGACGTGCTAAGGTCACTAAACGAGCCGTAGTAAGCCTCGTATGTCGTGGGGAATATAGACATACCAAGATAATCTTCTATTGCCATACGGGTCGCTAATTCAATGCTGTTCAAATAACTGTCTTGACTTTCATCTTGAAATAAATTTAGCTGTTGCGTAATCTCATCAAGTGTCAGCCATTGCGTAACAGTGTCACGCGCAACCTGCTCAACTTTTTCATAGTTGAATGGGTTTCTGCTAGTGCCTAAAAATGGGGTTTCAATTGACATTGTTTACCTTTAACCAACCAACCGCACGCCTGCAAATACGTCTCGCACTGTCGAGCAAACTCGTTTCTCTGCAAACAGATAAATAAAGCCGGGTGAAGTTTGATCAAAACGCTTGATAGTCATCATTTCATCGTCAGCAATGGTCATGAATCTTGACCAGTCTGCAAGATAAACAGGAAACTTGCCTGGACTTGCCACGCTCATGTACGGGTTAGGTACAACACGATGACCAAAAATATACACCGCTGCGCCACCGTCATCGTCGCCAACCTCAATAAAATTGTTAGCTGTGCCTGACACTTTTAATTTACGCAATGCACTAATAGTTGACGGGTGCATCATGTAAGCAGTGAATTCTTTATGCAAATACTGTGGCGGTAAAGCTGCTTGCAAATTAACTAAGTCATCATAAATAACTGCGCTTGCTGTTGCTTGCGTTACTTGTAAAACAGTATGCAGGCCGTTCGTAATTGCTGACCCACTTGTACCGAATGCGGCTGCGCTTGTTGAACCAGGATAATAATTTAAACCACGCAAGCCCTCAGTTGCACCGTAATTCACAGTTGTGCTTCCAGCTTGATCGTTGTTAAACATCATTGACAAGGCTTCTTGCTGAGAAAACTCAAACATTAAATCGTCAACAATCGACTCTTCAAGTCCATCAATATCTGATAGAACTGCTGTGCGAACTGGAACACCTGCGTTTATTGAACGTGTGGGCAATTGCCAAAATGATGTTGCAATATTTGGTAATCCTGTATTGTTATTTATCGGATAGCCCCACGGGTTATTTGATGCATTTTCAATTAATGTAGCGTTACCCGTTTTAACAACAAAGGCCTGCTCTGAGCCTATGCCGGCAATAAGCCGTGCACCTTTACGCAATGGATTATGTTCACGCGCAGATGCAAAGGCAACGTCATATATAACTCGACCACCTACATTTTGCCCCGAGCCAGTAAGAGATGATGCCTCTTTTAAATTAACAGTGGCTTCGCCTTCGGTGAGGGCTTTCTTTACTGATTCAAGGATTAAGCTCATAGTCTTTGTCCAAATAATTAAAGTGAGGGAGAGGCTTTACGCCCCCCCCGTTCGTACTTAAGTAGCTGTGCCGGTGCTACGGTAGCGAACTATTGAAAATGGGTCAACAACCGAAGTTGCTAAACGCTTTTCACCGTAGAACGTGATGCTGCCGGGCAATGTTTGATCGTACCTACGCAGAATCATATTTAAACGATCAACGATAGTAAACCCTTTTTGGAAGTCACCAAAGTACATGGGGTACAAACTAGTAGTGCCAGCCGTACCCGTTGCCGATTGACTTGGCAAATCGAGGTAAGTACTTTCTACAACATCGTAGCCAAGCATTGTGCCAATCACGCCATCAACCGATAAACCCATATTGCGGTTAAAGATTGGTGCGCCATTGTTATCAACTAGGCCACGAATTTGTGACATGAATGTTGAGTTAACCATGAACTTAGATGTCGGCACACGGTACTGAGGCGCTAGTGCAAACATAAAGTTAACTAGGTCTTTATACGTTACGTTAGAAGCACCAACGGTATTAACGTTTGAAGTCAACTGATCATACGTTGCAATGC